ACCAAGACATCAGCACCGTGGAAGCGTCACTGTCTTCTGGCCTCAAGACCTTGCACATCAACCAAGCCAAGGGCTTGGGCTACTACAAAGCCACTGACCTGAACACGGTGCCTTTCTTGATGAAGAACGCTCATGTGATTGCGCGCATGCTGGGTACCCAGTACGCAAGCCAGATCACTGAAGCGCAAGCCGCTCAGGAAGAAGCCAAGATCGCTACGTTGGTTGCGCTCTATGCGATCAAGTACAGCACCATGGCTCAGCGTCAAGCAGTAGCTGCGGTGATGGAACAAGAGAATGTTCGTACCGATGGCAACGGGGTTGATCTGATGCTGAAGTTGCACAAGGACATGGAACAAGAATCGTTGGATCGTCTGTTCAATGGCAACCCAGTGCAGATGATCCATGGCTACACGCCTGAGATCTACGATGCCTACGTGACGATCGAGGTGGCCAACGAGATCGAGGGTGCTCGACTGGTGGCTCAGGGCTACGAGAAAGCGGATGCAGTGACCTCTGACAAGAACGTGCCAGATGCGTCGGGTGCTTACGGTGTCAAGCAGCATCTGTACATCCGCCGCGATGGTGGGATGACTCGCCGCGTGTCAGGTGTGATGTCGCTGACTGGCATGAAAGCCAAGGGCACGACGATCCACAACGGGTTCATGAACACGAACACCTACCAAGGAACCTGGAACGCATCGCTGCAGAACTCGGTGAACATTGCCAAGCAAGGTGAGTTGGCTGCTATGGCGTCGAATGTGAACTTCGATCCTTCGGCCAACAAGCAAGTGAACGTGGCTCCGGTTTTTGATGACAACGGCAACGTGGTCAACTGGACCCACCTGATGGGTGGTCACACCAAAGACACAACCTTGAAGCGTGAGAACCGCTTCGACAAGGTGATGGGTACTTTGGCTGGCTCGATCATCGACAAGCACAAAGGCCGTGAGCTGAACGAGCAGTCGATCGGTGCACTGTTGGACCAGTACACGGTCGAAAAGAGTGTGACCCCATGGTCGTACACGGAAGTCGGTCCGCTCTCGAGCGATCCTGAAAACCGTGAGCTCTGGAACCTGTTGCCTGAGCAAACGCGCATGGACATCCGCAAGGTCTGGGGCCGTGATGCCATCATGGTTCGCAAGGACTCGATGGACATCGTGTTTGGCTACCGCAAGTTGTCGGCTGGAGACTTCCTGAACAAGGAGCGCAGTGATTTGGATGGCTTGCAGAAGACTGCGCGCGAGCTCTTCCACTCGTTGGCTATGTACCGCGGCATGAGCACAGACGCTGCTGATGATTGGGCCAAGCGTCTAGGCGCTGCAGTGGTCAAGGGTGAGCGCGGCTGGCAGGAGATCTACAAGGAAGTGAAAGACATCGTGGTCGTCAAGAACTTGGTGACTTTGCTGGGCAACATCCACAGCAACGTGTCGATGCTCTGGTTGCTGGGTGTCGATGACGGGTGGAAGCGTCAGTGGACTGCACTGCGTGGCATCATGGCCTACGAAGATGACAGCAAGCGCTTGGCAGAACTCGAGCTCAAGCTGAGCAGTGGCTATGCCGGCAACGATCGCAAGCGTTTGGAGCAAGAAGTTGTCCGCTTAAAGGATGCGATTGCGCGCAACCCAGTGACTCGTTTGGTCGATGCTGGCTTGATGCCTACCATCGTCGAAGACGTGGACCTGCAGGAAGACCCGTACAGCTACAAGAGCGAACTGGCTGAGAAGCTCGAGCAGTGGACCAGCAAGATTCCTGAGCCAATCCGCAAGGCTGGCAAAGTGGTCTACATGACGCACGACACGCCGCTCTACAAGGTCTTGAGCCGTGCAACGCAGTACTCAGACTTTGTGGCTCGCTATGCGATGTACGAGCACCTGACCACAGGCAAGGAACCGATCAGCCACGAGAAGGCAGTCATGAAAGCGTTGAACGCATTCGTGCACTACGACGTGCCGATGCAGCGCAACTTGCAGTACCTCGATGACATGGGCTTCACCCCGTTCATGAAGTACTTCTACCGTGTGCAGCGCGTGTTGATGGAAACCGCAAGAGAGCGTCCGGCAAGGGTATTGGGCATGATTCTGTTGAACCGATTTGTGAATTTAGGGCCCATCGTTCTGGACTCTTCACTGGTTCATCATGTGGGCAACACGCCGTTCAAGGGCGGCGCGGCCAACCTGCCGAGTGTCTTGGATGATCTCTTGACCGTGCAGGCCGGTATGGCGTTGATCAAGTAACCCTCAAGGGTGGGGACAGGTGGCTGGGTTGCCACTCTATCGCCGGATAATCCGTCCCCATTCTTGAAGGTCTTCGTCTCTCCGAAGTGTCACGCCGTTCTGCTGGACTTCTGATCTCCAGGCGTTCTCATGTCGCAATTACTCGCAATCCAGCTTAGGCCGCACCCCTCTACTCCGGGCGGACGGTCAGGGTCATAACTCCCCAAGGGTAATTCACCATCAAGCAAGCCACTGCCAATTAGCCTTCCGGCTGTTGTCATCTGAAACGACCCGGAGCGCGACTCCCAGGCTCAGTGGCTTGCTTGATGGTTCCGGTCTTTCCCGGATGTCATGTCATTGCTCCCAGAGTTAGCCACATTGCTGTGACCTGAATCATTGGGAATCGAACCCAACTCCCGTCCTACCAAGCCTCGACAAGCGATCAGGAATCGAACCTGCACTTTAGGTGATGGCTACTAGCTCTACGGCCTGTTATGGGCTTTCAACCTACGCTACTGCGTTCACCATCATGGGTGGGGACTGCTCACATAAAGCAGTGTGGGGAAGGAGTCTCATAGCAATCGCTGTGAACACCGGCGCTAACCCGGTGTCAGTCCCCACTCATGATAGTGATCCCTTACGGGGATCAGTCGGTCTGCATTTTATTACCCGTCATGGCAGACGTAACGGGTAAAGCACCTAGCCTGGGTAGGCCAGATCCTATTTCTCGAAGTACTCTTTGAAGCACGCGGCAACAAAGGCAATGACAGTCAACACGCATAGGGCGAACCCTACGGCTGTGACCACTGCCATCACAAAAGCACCGACTGCTGAGAGCACTCCGACGACCACAACAGCGGCTACCAAGTAGCCAATGGCTCTAAGAGTCTCCATGCTCAACGGTGATTAACCGCCGAACAGGCTCGTGGTCTTGGGTGCTTCGGCCGCAACTCCAGTGTCAGCTTGGGCTTCAGCCATTGGCTCAGCTTTAGCTTCTGTTGCAATTGCGGCCTTGGCCACTGCAGGTTGAACCACAGCAAGTACAGGCTTCACAGTGTCATCACCGACGCTATCGGTGAAACCAGGGATTTCGGTTTCTTCGATAGTCACGTCAGCCACGATGCCAGCAGCACCACGAGTGGCAGAGAACGCGATGTCCACGCTCTTGCCATTGAGGTTGATGCCTTGGGCAACGATGTACTGCTTCAGTGCAGCGGTGATTTCTGCTTGCTTGAATTGAATTTGCATGGGTATTCCCTTAATTGGCTGCCAGGAACGGCAGCACTTGTTGAAACGAATTGCAGGTCATGCCCGCATAGATCGCAGCGATGGCATCTGCCATGTGTTCGGCTTTAGCTTCACTGACCATGGTAGAGCCATTCTGCTTATAAGTGGGCCAATTGGCTTCGGGATGCTTGGCCATAGCCCACTTGATCTTGTCTTGCTTGGTGGCTGTCTTGTTGCCGACGCTCGCAAGCTTGACCTCCGTTGGGGTCACTTCGAAGAAGGGGATACCGTTCGCTCGTAATGCCCCAAGGACGCCCACACAGATGCCGTAGGAAGCCATGGCTCGAGCAGACTGACTGCCAACCGGGACTTCTACAAACACTGCATGGGCGCCTATTGAGACGTCAGTAGCTCCTTTATAAAGCTGGAGTGCTGACTCAAGATCGCTGCTATTCTGACGCACTTGCTTGCCGGTAGGCAAGACAGGATTGGTCAGATCAACAAAGTCGATCGTGAGTTTTTTGGTTTCCAGATCCAAGGAGCCAACGGCTAGACCCCAGTTGCGAAGACTGGGATCTTGTCCGACGACTTTGATGACTCTGCTTTTAGGCAGGGTCATTTGCAGCCGGCGGCGTTTCGTCTACTTCAGCAGCAAACGGGAGGTTGCCAAGCTCCGACAAAGAGACAGTGACGCCCAGCATGAAGCCACGGCGCAGATCGCCCGTGAACTCCTCGTCCTTGCCGTCAATCTCAATCACGGTGCCTTCGGGAATTTGCTCCATGTGTTTGAGCAGACGCACCTTGGTATCGTGCCAGCGATTGAGTAGCGTGACGAACTGGTTCAAGTCATCGACCTGAATGGTCTCGACTTCTTGGGTTGCTTCTGGAGCTGTTTGGTTTTCACTCATACGATGCTCCAGTCGTTGCACAAGATGTCCGATTGACTGGCCACCCATGGCACGACGTCATTGTTCACCGTCTTCATGGCGATGTAGTCTCGGTACGGAACGAGACTGTTCTCACCAAAGAACGATTTTGCTGCTGGCATCTTCACAGGGTAGTAGTCAGCAGTGACGTAGTAGAGGAACATGCCTTTGCCATTCCAGCCCTCACGGGACACCTTGAAGCCTTGCTTCATCGCTTCCACTGCCAGGCCGAAGGACATGCCGTCGGTGGGCTTGTAGGCGCGATTGAACACGTCTTCGGGTGACCAGCTGACATAGCCAGCATGGTCTGGGGTGTTGGCCTTGCCGCCATCCAGGTACTCAACCAGGAATCCTGCATCTGAGCCGTTCTCGTCAGCTGGGAGTTCCCAGCCGCGATAAGCGTTGTACTCAGCGCGTGTCATTGGTTTGGCATGGATCAGTTTGACGCCGATGAACTGTTTCATTGCAGACCTGCCTCGAAACGGCGTTGCAACAACAAGTAGCCTTCCAGCTCCCAGAGTTTGTTGAACGCTTGCTCGTAGGCGTATTTCTCGCCCAGGGCCTGGTTGTAGTTCTTCGGATCAACGCATGCGCTGGTCCCTGTGACGGTGAATCCGTTCTCCATTGTGATCTGGCAGATTGTCGTGGTCGTTCCTTCAAGACGTTGATAAATCGTCATCTTGATCTTGGCTTCCATGTCGCTGACAGTCACTCGGCTGGGAATCACGTTTTCTTGTGGTTGTTCAGTCATGTGGTCTTTCTAAGAGTGCAGCCTACTCACTGGGATACAGAGAGCAGTGACCCACCCTCTGACAGCCTCAGCTTTTGACCGCATGAGGGAATCACTCAGCAGATCCGTCACCGGGTGGTGTGGGTGGAACTGGAGCTTGGGGCGGTGCTACTTGCGCAGACACCTGAGCTTGGATCACATTGATGATGCCAACCAGATCATTTGCTTTGGAGTTCAAAGCAGACATGATGTTGCCGGCGTCGCTCAACGAGACTTGCAGCACAATCTTTTGAGTTGTCATGAGAGTCCTAGAGAGAAAAGAGAAGGGCAGCGTTGCCACTGCCCTCATGCTGCTCAGGATTAAGCAAACAAGCTAGTTGTCGGCTTCTTGGCAGCGGCTGGGGCACCAGCTGCAGCTTTTGGAGCTCCAGCAGTACCCTGTGCGCCTTTGGCCTTCATCTTGGTTTGACCAGAGAACTTGGCATCCCAGGTGTCGATGAAGGTTGCAGTTTCGGCTTGAGCGCGGATCTCGGCAGTCGTCATGCGATCGCGCGCACGGAACAACTTGTCGATCTCGTTCTCGTCACGAGTCTCGCCAGTGGCTTCGTAGACACCGGTGGATTCGTTCTTCTTGGTCTTGTCGACCGTTTGCTTGATCAAGCCAACGATGATGTCTTGGTCGAGCAAGTCCATCAACATTTCCACTTTCGTGGGCACTTCGGCTTTGGCTTCAGCGCTGTAGACGTTGACCACTTTGGTCTCGGTTTCCAGTGCAGAGATCTCTTTGCCAACGGTCAAGAGGGCCAAGCTGTTTGCATGGTTGAAGCCAGGCAAATAATTCTTCTGGCCGTCTTTCTCGTAGTAGTTCTTGCAGCCTTTGGCAGTGCCAGAAGTCATCCACAAGGTTTGACGGATCTCGCGGCCGGCGTCAGTCTTCAGGTTCAAGACCAAGCCCAATGCACCACCAGCTGATTTGGTGATGTAGGCCAGTGCGATCTTGGCTGCGTAGATGCCAGACTCGAGTACACCACCACCGCCTACGGAATCTTTTTCTTCGGCAATGGAGGAGTCGGTCGTCAATGATGCGAGCATGTTCATGATGTGTTTTCTTTCGATTTGGTTTAAGGGATTTTTGAATGACTACCGCGCGGTTAAGCGTAGTACTCGTGAAGTCGGTCTAAGACCAGTTGCATGTTGTTGTCGATAAAAGTTTCCTTTGTATCGAACAACCCAAGAGGACCGCGCAGACGTTCGTTGACCGTCTCCTTGGTGATCTTGGTTTGGAAGACGTACTTGAATCCAAGCGCTTCCTCCTCAGGTGTCACAGTCAGCAGATTGCTGCCGTAATCCTTCAGATTTTTGAGCGAGACTTTCTTCGATGCAATCACGACAGTGAAGTAGCTCTCGATGCCGTTGTTTTTCAAAGAGCCTTTGACAGGCACTTTGGTTTCCATCAGCATCTCGGACTCGTTCAGCGTGTCGCTGGTGTGAGCAATGAAGATGATTCGCTTCGTTGAGCGTGCGACGTATTGCTGCATCAGTGTTTTGAAGTACTGAGCAAACTGGCCCCACGCTTGCATGCCGTTGCTGGAATTCAGCACGTACACGCTCTCATACATATCCAGGAGATACGTGAGAGAGTCAACCACAATGGTGTGAATATTGGGGTTGGTTTCTGCCCAGTCAAATGCCTCGTTGATCTGCAGCGGGTCGGTGACCGTCTTCTGGATGAACTTGGATTTGAATGGCAGTTTCTTGCCAGACTCACAGTTGAGATAGAGAA